TGCAGCTGACGTGGGAGATGATGATTGACATGATCCCGAAGGTCATGGATTCAGAGCGCATCGAACGCATCATCGGACACGACGGCGTCGAGAAGATGGTCACCATCAACGGCGCACAGGCGGGAACTGAAGACCTCGTCAACGATCTCGCCAAGGGGACGTACGATGTCGAAGTCACCATCGGGCCGTCGTTCCAGACCGCGCGCCAGGAAGCGCTCGACACGCTGATCGCGTTCAGCGACGCGCTGCCGAATACCGTGCCGATGATCGCGGATCTGCTTGCCAAGAACATCGACATACCGGATGCCCAGGAAATGGCGCGCCGCCTGCGGATCCCGCTGATACAGCAGGGCCTCGTGCAGCCGACGGAGGCCGAGAAGGCTGCCAACCCGAACATTGCCCAGCCGTCACCACAGCAGCAGATGCAGCAGAAGATGCAGCAGGACAACGCTACGCTGCTCGCCGCCAAGGCGCAGAAGATGCAGGCGGACGCCGGCATAGCAGCCTCGCGCCTCCAGAGCGCTCCGAAGGAGCAGGAGAAGCTACAGCTCGGCAACATGAAACTGGCGAGCGAGATTCACGACACCGCGCGCGGTCACGCCGGCATTCCTGACGCGGGAGAGCAGGCGTCCTCACAGCTCGAACTCCAGCACCAGCAGGCGCTGAACCAACAGGAGCTGCAGCACAACGAGGCCACGCATCGCCAAGATCTGACGCACGAGAACCAGGGCCACGTGGCCGGCGTGCTGAAGGGTCGCTCGGAACACGAATCCGAAGATCAGCGCGCGCAGCGCGAGCATGAGGCTGAGGAGCGCCGCGCCGCCGAGAAGCACGCGCGTGAGGAGGCCCGCAAGGCCGAAGCGCACAAGGCCGACATGGGGCGGCTCGCCGAGAAGCACGAGCACGAGCTGAAGCACGCCACCAAACTGAACGAGGCCAAAGTCACCGCCGCCAAGGCGATGGCGAAGGCCAAACCCAAGCCGGCGAAGAAAGCCGCTTGATCCTAATCGGGTGAGACCGATACCGCCTCGCGGCAGCGCATGCCGTGTACATCGGAGACAATCAAATGGCTTTTAGTCGCGAAGACTTGGACGCGTATGCGAAGAGACCGCAGACGCAGATCCCAGATAAACAGATGGTGGCGAACTTCATGAAGGGTTCGACACCGGCCCTGGCCGCTGACGCCGCAGCTCTCGCTGCCGTCGCCGCCGGGCAAGTTGATGCCACTCCGGGTGGCGCTCCTGCACAAGCAGTAGCAAACACGGACTCGCTCACCGACGACGCCCCTATCGTCGATGAGGACGGGACACTCGGCGACCCGACCGATTCGGGTGAAGGGACTTCGGATGAACTGACGGACTCATCCACCGTCACCGACGATCCCAGCGTCGAATCAGACCCTAACGCGGACCTAACAGGCGACCCGGCGGATGAAGCCGCTGACGAACCTGCTCCGAAGAAGGGCTCTGCTGCGGAACGCATTGTGGAGTTGAACGACATAGCGGAGGGCCGAAAACTCTACGCTGAGGCGAAAGAGCGGGAAGCTGCGGAGTTGCGAGCTGAGCTGGAGCGTTTGCGTCCAGCAGCTGTAACTGCGGTCCCGGTCGTTGAAGAGAAAGACGAGCCGATGCCCGACATGTCGGACGAGGACGTCGCTTTTGACAACGACAAGTATCGAACGAAGATGGCAACCTGGGTCAAGACCCAGGGCCGGATCGAAGCGCGGCGCGAGCTGCGTGCAGCTGCTGAGGCCCAGGTACGGCAAGTCGCCGTAACTGCTGTCGAGGCCAAGGTCGCTGCCTTCGAGAAGGACCATCCTGACTTCAAGGAAAAGGTTCGCGAGAACAAATTGCTCGCGCAAAACCAGCTGCATCCTATCGCAGGGCGTCTGGTTCAGAAGTCAGAGTATACGGCCGACCTGCTGTATGCGTTTGGTAGCGACGTCGCCCACGCGGTTCGTGTCGCCAAGATGGAACCAGAGGATCAAGTCCTCGCCATCAACGACATGATCGCCAAGATCAAAGCCGGAAAAAAGGCTCCCGTGAAATCAACCACTCCACAGGGCGGTGCGAAACCGCCCGCAAAGAAGTCCATCACTCAGGCCCCACCTCCTCCGCGTCCTACTTCGGGCGGCGGACGTGCGGCGGCACGAGATCCTCTTGACCCATCACTGGGCATGGATGATTTCGTACGTCAGCACAGGGCGGGGAAACAAGCAGAGCGCGCGCAGAATCGCAAAATGCGCGGACTCAGCTAAAGCAACAACTCGGAAGGGTTAAATGGCTAACTCACTCATCACGGCCCAGTGGGTCGCTCGTAAGGCGCTGGTACTCCTCCACGCCAAGAGCAACTTCACAGGTCGTTGCAACCGCGACTATCAGAGCCTTCTGCCGGGACCGATCAACGGTGTCATCCTCGGTCAGCAGCTCTCGATCCGTCTGCCGTTCCAGTACATGCTCCGTACTGGCCCGCAGATGAACGCCCAGAACTCCGTTCAGCGTTTTGCCACCTTGCTGGTCAACCAGCAGCTCGGCGTTGACATCAACTTCACCAGCGTAGAGCGGGCGATGTTGCTGAACAGCTTCGAGGAGCAGGTTCTGGAACCTGCCATGGCTCGTCTGGCCGCTGGCGTGGAAAACTTCACGACCGGTCAGGTCAACAACGTGCCGAAGTTCACTGGCGCGTACAGCACGACCGCCACGTACGACAACCTGCTGCAGAACGAGCAGTACCTGACAGAGGCCCTGGCCCCTGAGGACAACCGTCGCACGTTCACCGCGACCCCGCAGACTTCACGGTACTTCGTGAAGGACAACAAGGGTCTGTTCCAGCCTGAGAGCACGATCTCTGATCAGTGGCTTGAAGGCGTGATCAGCGATAAGGCCGCCGGCTACGTCTGCTTCCGTAACACGAAGCTCCCGACGCACGTCATCGGCACGTTCGCTGCGACCTCGAACCCGTCCGTCAACGGCGCGGGTCAGTCGAACCCCGGCGCTGGTAACGCTTACGTCTCGACGTTCACCCTGGCAGTCACCGGCTTCGCCGCGACTGACGTCGTGAACGCTGGCGACGTGGTCAGCATCACGGGTGTCAACGAGGTTGACCCTGAGACTAAGGCATCGCTCGGCCGTCCCAAGCAGTTCGTGGTCACGACCACGACCGGCTTGCAGCCGACGTCGCTGTCAATCGCCCCCGGCATCATCACTGGCGGTTCGTACCAGAACGTGGACAACGTCCCCGCAACTGGCGCGCTCATCCAGATCTTCGGTGTGTCTGGTGCGGCGACTGTATCGCCCCTGGCGAACATCAGCGGTCAGCTGATCAAGCAGTCGTTGGGCTGGTATCGCGACGCTATCGTGTTCGCGAATCCTCCGATGCTCGACCTTAGCCCCCTCGTCAAGATGACGGCTGCGGAGAGTTTCGAGGGTTATAACATGCGCTTCGCGCAGCAGTGGGATCCGTCTAACGACGTGCTCCCGGCTCGTCTCGACTCGATTGTCGGTGCGGTTCTCAGCTACCCTGAGCTGGCCGTGCGTAACATCGAAGTCGCGTCGGCGTCCTAATCTAACACAAGGAAATTAGCATGGCTAACGTACAGGTTGGATACGGACACGGTGACGTTGTTGGTGTTCCGTTTGATTTCTACGCGGGTGCAACGCTGGTAACAGCTAGCACGATTACGATGCAGACAGGCATTCTGGTCCTTAACCCGACCGGCGCTATCTCTGTGACTGTGAACCTGCCACTGAACCCAGTGGACGGCGCGCAGGCGCAGATCAGCAACGCTTCTGCCAGCATCATCACCTTGACTGCGGTCAATGCCAACACGGGCGACTCGTTCGTGGCTGGTGCGACTGCTCCTACGGCCCTTCAGGTCGCCGGTGCAGCGGGTGAAGCGACGTCCACGGTTCGATGGGTGTACACGCTGAACGGCTTCCAGCCCGCCAGCGGTGCGGCCGTCAATCCGCGCACGTGGCTCCGCGTTCAGTAATAAAAAAGACACCCCAGCCCTCACCCTGAGGGTGTCGGGTGAACGTCCACCAAAAAGCAGACGTGACAGCGGGAGAGACTGCACTATTTTTAGAGGGCAATTGTGGCGCAAACCAATCAGGCGATCATCACTGCAGCATATCAGCTTCTTGGCGTAGTGCGCGAGGGCCGACAGCCCACGCCGACACAGTCGTCGAATGCGCTGACTATCCTCAATGACAACATCGCCACCCAGCAGGTAGATGGCTGGGGCAGTATCGGTTGGTGGCCGCAAACAGTTGCCATGCTCAACAACAATGCTCCGCTGAAAGATGCGGACATTGCCGACATCAAGTACCTGCTCGCGTCATGGATCGCATTGGCGTACGGCATCTCAATTCCGGATTCTCCGGATCCGACCAACCTGACCACCCTTGGCGGTCAGATTCGCGAATCTCTCCGGCGCATGCGTAAGCGCTATCTCAAGCGGACCGAGTGTGATCTCGGCGAGCTGTCCCGCCCACAGGGCGGGCCCTGGGGTGGCCCAAATATCCTTTGATATCAAGGACTTATACGTGCCATATAAAAGCCGTTCGGTCAAGACTTTCATGGAGACAGAGCGCCGCAAGAGGAAACGTGCTTCCGATCCTGCATGGGCGGAGCACGACCGCGCGATACGTCGGGCGCAGGCGCGCCGACGACGCGAGCGCCTTGGCGTTGAAATTGATGCGCCGCGCAAACTGAAAATGCAGATAAATCCGGCGTTCGCTGAGCACCGTCGCGCGCAGAAAGCCGCCGCGAATCGTGCCAGCAACAAACGCTGCCGCGCTCGCAAGAACGCTGAGTATGCCGCGTGGCGCGCTAATAAACTCCAGCGTACTCCCGCCTGGGCCGATCACGACAAGACCCGCGCCTTCTATCGGCTCGTGGCGGCGTTCAGTAAGCTATACGTACCGCATCACGTAGACCACATCGTTCCTCTGAACGGCGCAACCGTCAGCGGTCTGCACGTCGAAAACAATCTACAAGTGCTTGTCGCCGAGGATAATCTGCGCAAGGGCAGCCAGTTACTGGCAGCGTGAGATGGCCCCCAAGACAATTCCGCTACCGCTCGCCACGTACACACTCCCCGACTTGCGAGCGGGGAGCAAACGGCTGATCGGGTGCTACCCGGAGATGGCGCAGCAGACACAACCGGACGACATGTTCAGCCAGCAGCCCGCATCGCTGCGGCGCTGGCCCGGCATATCGACCTTCACTCCCAGTGCGTTCACGAACGAGATCCGTGGCATGTGGGAAATGGCCGGCGTCGTCTACGTGGTGATCGGCTTCGATCTGTTCACGCTCAGTTCGGCCGGCGTCTTCACGATTGTGCCGGGCTCGAACAGCGGCATCATCGGCACCGGATTCGTGCGGATGACGGACAACGGCGCGTGCCTCGTGATCCTCGTGCCGGGCACGGACACCTGTTTCACGTACACGCCGTTCGCGGGCGGCGGTGGATTCCAGCAGCTCACGAACGCTTTCTTCCTGAACTTCGGCGGTGCGATTGATTGTTGGTTCGTGGACACGTACATCGTGTTCCTGGCGAACAACAACGGCGGCAACGGCAGCTACACGTTCTTCAACGACGACGGTCGGCAGTTCTCGGGCAACGCCCAGATCTCATTCACGACCGCCGCCAGCTTCTCGCGACAGTTCGGCACCGACCCGTTCTACGGGATGTGCGTCGATCACCGCGAGGTGCTGCTGTTCGGATCGCGATCCACGGAAGGATTCGTGAACACCGGCAACGCGGTCGGCTCGCCGTTCAGCGCGGCCCCCGACACGTACATGCCGTACGGCATTCATCCGCTGGGCGCGTTCACCATCGCGAATCAGGACAACTCGTTCATGTGGGTCTGCAACGACCTCACCGTGCGACGCCGCGAAGGGCAGACGCCGGTGCGCATCTCGACCGCCGCCATCGAAGGCATCCTGCTCAACGCCAACAAGCAGGGGCTGCTCACGGGCATGTACGCGCTGTCGTCGCCCGCCGGCTGCCCCACCTGGGCCGGACATCCGTTCTACATTCTGACGATCCCGCTCGCCGGGCTCACCCTCGCGTACGATTGCGTGACGCAGCAGTGGTTCAGCCTGTGCTCGGTGATCAACGGCCAGGACATCCAATACCGCGCGCTCGTCTACCTGAACGCGTTCGGCAAGCAGCTGGTCGGCGACTCGGAAGCGGGCCAGATTGGTTACCTCGACGATCAGGTGCAGACAGAATTCGGCAACGCGAACGCACCGGTGGTGTGCGCGCTGACCACGCAGCCCGTGTATATGGGCAACAACCGCATCGTGTTCCGCCGCTTGGAGGCCGTGATCACGGCTGGCGCGGGCCCGACACCCGGCGTTGCACCGAAGGTCAGCCTCCTGCTCTCGGACAACTGGGGCCAGACGTTCGACGTCTCAGGCGATGACTCGCAGACACTCGGGGTGCCCGGCGACACTGACAATCGCGCGATCTGGTGGAACCTGGGTCAGCATTACAGTCTCGTGTTCATGGTCCGCATCACCGATCCGTCGCCTACGTTCACCGTGGCGTTGGAGGCAGATATCGAACTCGGGAAGTGGTAGTGGCCGCCCTGATCTCCAAACCGGGTATCACGAACGCCAGTGTCCTCGCGATCCCGAAGACGTGGGACGGCACGTGGTTCCGCAGCTTCGTGAACAGCCAGCTGACCGGCGCGGACGTGCGCAACGCCATCGCCGGGCCCGGCATCACGATCACCGGCAACCTCTCGACGCCTTACGCGACGATCTCGGCGGGCGGCGCGGGCGCGCCGTTCACCGCGCCGATAATCGTTAAGACCTCCGCTGGCGTGACAGTGTTCGAGGTGTTTAACAGCACCACCGGACCGACGATTGAAGCGTACGGCCCGAACGCGGGCGGTCTAGTAGATATGACGCCGGACACCGGCACATTTACTGCGACCGGCGCAGGTTTCTCCGGAACAGCGCCCACGTTTGCGTGCCGCTGGCGGCGTGTCGGCGGCATGGTAACGCTCTCCATTAACACCGGCGGCACTACGGTCACCGGTACGAGTAACGCGACCACATTCGCGCTGACGGGTTTGCCAAGCGAGATTCAAACAGCGGCCGGCGTGTATGACTTCTCAGCGCCGTTCTTTACAAACAACGGCGCACAGACCAACGGCTCCGCGCAGATCAATAGTGCAAGCGGCACGATCACACTTTTTGCGGGCAC